CAAATATTGAGCGATACGAAGGGGTATACCCTTGATTAAGGATGTAAGTTTTGTCATAACTGATGGGGGGTGGTTAGGTGTTGATGTAGTCCTCATCCGCACACTCCCGACTGCAATAACCTCGGCCTTCAATCGGTTCGTTGCAGGTAAAACATTTGTGTGTCCGGTGCGGTGAAAAGTAACTGAAGATGTCGGCATTGAGGTAATCAGCATAGTGCAGCAATGTGTCAATAGCATAGGCGGTGCGACCCAGTTCAACGCACTTCAGTTGTGTTGATTGCATACCGCAGTCGATTGATGCCCGATACAAGGTAACTCCCTTCTCTTTTCTTTTTTGTTGCAGTATCTTCCCGATTAACCTGCGTTCATTAAGGATGGTTTCGAATTTCATTTTGATTTATAATTAAAGTAGTGAATAAATGGTACTCGCCAGTCATCGGTGTAAAGTTCAACGGTGATGTGGTTGTTGATAATCTTTAACCCATCATTCATTGCTTCGACCTTGCACTCATCAATGTGGCCGAGGTTGAACCATACTGGCTTAATTAGACGGATGTAACCGTCATGAGTGATGTCAAGTCGCAGGTGGTCACCGAACCTCGGTAACATCAGTGCGATTAGTTCTTTGTTAGTCATTGTTGAATTTGTTTAATTGTTTAAAAAAGTATTCCTTATTGATTGGATGCTTGAATGTAACTATCACAAATGATCCAATGTCCTGCGTTGATTTAATGTCATACATACATAGCATTAGAATCAATGCCCTGTTTTTCTCGGCTACGATTTCGGTTGTCATTGGTGTATTTGTTTATTGATTTAAAATTATGCAGTTGGTAGGATGCTGCTCCCATGTGTGGTTAATAATCTGAACAATACATTTTTTTCCACTCCTCGAATTCCGCCTTTAGATTCCATACATATTTCGGGTTATGATTAGGAAGATAAATGCATATGATATCGTGCAATTTACCACTACCTGCTGACCATTTAATACCTTTCTCATCTAAAAATGATGCTAAATGATGTTCGTACTCAATACATAATTGTTTCATAATGTTGATTGTTGTTTTGTGTTATTTGATGTGGCAAATGTATGGTATTAAAATACAATGATGCAAATAAATATTGTCATCTTTGTGTAAAAAAATAACCCGACACAATTCAATGGCCGGGTCTTTCAATGTAACCGATGCTAATCAGCAAGTCACAAAGTTCTTTGTTCTCGTTTGGTCTTGATATTGTGGTGTCGCTTACATAATGTTTGCAGGTTGGATTGGTCGCAGTCAGCACCACCTTGACTCCGTGGTATTATATGGTCAACTATTTGACCTGCCACTAATAACCCCAATGCCTCACACATAACACACAATGGTTGCCGTGATAAATGAATCATTCGTGTGTGCTTCCATCTCGGTGATAAATAGAATCGGTCGGTTATCTTATTCGGTTTGCCCCAGTCCTTTTCGGGGATGTGCGACCACGGCCGTTTACCATTATCTCGAATAGGCATCACAAAGTCTTTAATGCGTTGATTAGGTCTATTTGCGGATAAATGTCGCTCTTATCCGCTCGAAACGAACAATGCGTGTATAACCCACCATCACCTCTCAATGCTCGTTGGTTAATGTCAAAGATGTCGCTCTTGAATCTTACATCAATATTGTACGCATCGGCCAAATACCGAATCAAAAGTATTAGCGAATCAATTTGCTCGGCACTATACTTTTCATAATATATACTTCCCCGAAACGAGATGGGTAACTTCTCAACCTTATCCGATGCTATCTTGTTGCCATAAGCCGAATAAAACTCGTGATGGGTATCATTGCCATACTTCTTGAGTTGTCCATAGTTGGCCAATTCGATTTGTATACTTTGCTGCTCAAGTTGTCGAAAGTTAGACTGGTTCACACCTAAAGCATATGCCCAACACCACGAGGGGAATGCTTGTAATATTGAACCTTGCCTATCTATAACGAATGCAGTACCAACCTGCTCATCACTATTGTTCCAATAATCAATGGATGATTTGGCACTACCACCTGCCGTGTGATGCAAGATGATTTGCTTCTTTTTGGCTTTGGCCTTGTCAACTTCTATATATTGGCCCTTCTTAAGTGGGTACTGGATAAGCCTTGACTTGATGATGTCAATGCTCATATTTCCGGCTGATATTTTTTGTCAGCCTTCTTTGGATCTTTTGATGCTACCAATATACCACCTACAAATGTCAATGCTTGACAAAGTATTGGGTACTGGTCAATAAGTCCTGATGATGCGATACCGGTAAGTAACACACCGAGTGTGGTTGTGGTCTTGCCGTCCTTCCATAAATTTTTCATTTTAGTTATGTTTTAATCGTTCGATTTCCAAACGGATTTCAGTTTTGAATGTGGCAAATTCAATTTTAATCTCATTCAATTGAGCCAATATTAAATCAATCTTTTGCTCTTGCTTATCAAGGTGTTCATGTTTGGTTTCAAGTGCCGTAACCCGATTGCTTAAGGTGTAAACAAACCATGTTAACCCTCCACCTGCTGCGGTGACAAAATAAACCAGTATACTATCCAACATCATTTATTACTTCTATATTTAAAATTGCCTCATCCATTGTGCTATTGGGCAGGTTCGCAACATCAATATTGAGTGCGGTGAATGCCTCCTCAAATAGCACCTTCGTGGTGTCAAATTTGTCCCAAAATAAGTTAAAATTATTTGAGTCTTTTTGCACCTCAAAAAGTTCACTTGTGCCATTATCAAAATTGATTTGGAACTGAATGAATGCCTTTGTGCCATCATCGTGCTTAACGATGTGTAATGCCTTGAATTCGATTGATGTGGCCTTCTTTTGTATAGTTAAATCGGCTTGTATGTTCATGGTGTAAAATTAAGTTAAAAGTCCCAAATTCTTCAATGCCCTGACTACTTGTTGCACACTATAACCGTCAAAGGTGTCATCGGTCTTAATGTTAGTACCACCACCACCACTCACATAGGTTGCTGCTGCACCTGCCGTAGTTGGTCGGACAATTGGAGTCACCGCAAAGAAACCTACCTTACCACCCGATGAGCCTAAATATAAGTCCTGATTATTGTCGGCCTTAATTATGGTGGTTGGGGTTGAGTTAGTTACAAGTAGAGCCGTGCCACTTGATGTTCCACTCCCCACTATATGCACCCTTGCTGATGCCGTCGCAGGTGTTGATGCTGCTGCACTAAATAAACTATCTCCACCCACATCCAACACATTGGTAGCGGCACCAGTTACACTTCCAATCTTTGATTTGAGCATAGTCACACCACCACTTGCTGACCTTATAACCATTTGGGTGGTTTGAGCCGACATGAAAGCAAGGTTGCCCGACACTATGTTTATATTTGGGTTGTTTCTTGTCAATGCCAAATCAACCAAAGTCACACCGGTGAATGTTGATGCACTTAATGTCGGGTTGATGCTCACCGCATTGATGGTGGCATTATTCGCATTGGCCGTGATGTTCGGTGTTATTGATATATGTGAGCCACTACCTGCCGAATAGTTACTTGATGTGATGACCACCGATGACAATGCACCGTTGTTAAATGTCTTCGCACCTGCAAAGGTTTGAGTCCCAATTGACACCATCCCCACATTGGTTGAATCGGCCGTTTGTGCCACCAAATTTGAACCACTTATGACAAGGCCATTTGATGACTTCGTTTGCGAATCAATGGTGCCAATGGTGGTGATTCCTGAACCTGCTGCTGCTGCTTGAAAGGTTTGAGTTATTGTCCCATTAATTACCTTCCAAAATTTGCCATTTTCAGCCGTCATAAAGGTGTCATCTTCTTTATAACTTGTGGCCGTAATGGTTGCACCAGTAACTTGAATTTTAAATTGTGGGTCAACCCCAATATAATCAAATGCAATTTTTTCGGCATCCATTACACTTTGTCGGTACATCGCAAGTGCTCCACCCATGCTTCCTATAACATCACCAATGAGTTTTAAATCATTGTCAAGTACCCATATATCAACTTTTGGGTATATGTCTTTTGTAATGTCAACATTACTTGCCTTCGATCCATTGCCTTTGGATGATGACACATAAGCATCGGGCCTATATTGCCATACTGCCCAACTACCCGACCACTCATCCATTTCAGCAACAAATTCACCTCCCACAAATACTAACTTTTCACTCCCTTTTATAATTGCTTGATGAGGTTCGTATCCCGTAGTGAATATTGTACCGTTGTACCTTTTAAGTGCTTTATATTGATGCCACAATACTGATTGAGTCAATTTTTGTAACAATGCAGCACTATTTTGTACCTCAAATGATGGTTTAATTGTCCATGCTGAAGATGGCAATATTGTACCAAAACTATTCGATACATACAAAGTGTTTTTGTTTTGAATATTAAAACCATCGCCAAAGTATACTGGGTCAAGTTCATATTTTTCAGTCACTACATCATCATTCGTACTGGTGTAGATATAACCTTCATTGTCTTGATTAACCCCATCAGGCAGGTAACTAAATGATGTCACTTCTAATGATACCAAACTTTCATCACCTGCGATAATATCATTTGCCGAAATTAAAAAGCCAATATTCCTAAAACCTGCAGCCCCAGTATACAATGTATTCATTACGGCTAATTTTTGCGATGCGGTTACCGTTGTCAATGTTACCGCAGGACTCACTTGAATTCTACCCGGTACATCAAAATCTTGAACAACCATACCTGCAACAATATTTGTGCAATCTAAATTAGTTATGTTGTAGGATGAATTGAATATGTTACCGCTTCTTATTATGTCATAATCACCCATTAACATAAATGCAAAGTATTCAATGCTGCAATCGGTGTATGGCAAATCAGGTAAATCAATTACATACTTACCCTTTTTGCCTTGACTAAATAAAAGATTCACTCCTTGTGATGTTGATGGTGTTACCCATTTATATGGGTCAACATTTTTAGTGGTATTGTTTATACCAGTAAAACTATTATAAGTATTGGACAACCTTTTTGATGCTGAGCCATTGCTCACTTGAATAATTACATTGATGTATTTAATTTTATTCGGGTCAATGCCTTTGTTATCAATTACAAATTCAAGCCTCAACTTTTTATTTGTACCGCCTTTTAATGAACTAAAACCATATGCACTTGCATCCACTCCTAATATTGGTTGCCTTCTTACTGCAAATAACAAACTACCACTACTTCCATAAGCAAGGTTAAATGCTTGTTTTGGATTGATTCGGATGTCATAATCAGCAATTTGTTTTGCCTCAACTATCTTTAAAGCAGGGTCAAATTCAATAATTGGATCGGCCAAAAATATTCGTGAACTTCCGTAAGCAACCGAATTGTTGAAAGTGCTACTTGATTGCTGCACTCCGCTGCTATTGTATACATATTCCTTCCATGATGTGTAATAGTCATAAAACCGGTTGTCGATGATTCGATAAATGCCATCCGAAACCATTATACGGCAATTAAACCCAATCAATATTTGCTTTAATACTTGATGGTAGTTTAAATTGTAATTCCCATTTTGGTCGGTGAATGCTGATGTATACAAATAGGTTCGATTAAACACATCATCTGTAGTTGGTGATTGTGTCTCGTACAATGGTGATGCGGTGGTAAACAATGAACTTGTGCCAAAATCAATGGTGTTGCCACAAGCATTTAATAAGTCAGCAAAGAACTGGCTTAATTTAAACCGATTGCCTTCGGTTAATATACCCAAATTTGCATCATTAAAAGTCAAATTTTGCAACTCACCTAACCCATCCACCGCATTGAATTCAATGGCATATGGAAAGGATGTATGCTCTAATTTAATTAATGAGGTGTTGATAGTACCTGCCCAATAAATGCTTCCACCCTTTTCAATCCGCATATGGATGTCGCCATATGGTCTACTTACCAAATCGGTGATGTATGTTTCAATTGATGAATTTTCAACGAGCATATTAAAGGTGCAAGATGATGCCTTTATTGGTTCGTTGATGTCATCACTTTCGCTTGTATATTGAATTTTAAAACCACCATTTAATGCCCTTACTTCGGTTTCAACACCGGAAAATAAACTATCATTGATTTTGACCGTGTATTCAGTCCCCTTTTCGGAATAAAAAGTATGTGTAAATCTAACTCCCATTGTTATAATGTTTTTCTACCAGTAATTCGTGAAAATGTTCTACCTTGTTTGGCTGACACAACTTGCAAATTGTTCCCTTGAATAACACCTTGCAAACTCATCGCATTGCCTTGATTTGATGGCAATAATTGTTTTAATTTAGACAATGGTGCAATGACTTCAGGATTACTATGGGCACTTCCATATTCGCCAACATTTAAAAAACTATTGCCATACACAAGTCCACCTTGTTCCATCTTTTTAGGGGCACCCATTCCTTTCATTATTTGTTTAGCACCTGCCGCCAATGCAACAAGTACCGCACCTGCCGCTATGGCCGCAGGAGGATTGGTCAACAATTGTGTTTCTACAACGAGTGCAGCCGTACCCATTGCGATAAATTGTTTACCTAATTGCGATGCCGTATCGGCAACCATTAAAATTAGGTTTGAAAATATATCAGCCATTGATACCGCACCACCTGCCAACGCAGTACCGATTGCCTCGGCTGCCATTGTTATGCCTTGCGATGCCATACTTTGCAAAGATTGGTTAAACGCATTTGCTGAATCAATTGCCATTTGTTGCGATGCTGCATAACTTGTAAAGGTCTTTTCAATTTCAGCATATATCTCTTCGTTTGATAACTTTGAATTTTCCCTCCTTATGCGTTCAAATTGTTGATCCAATACTTGTGCGGATAGGCCAGTCTTTTTTCTAACTTCTAACTCTCTTGATGCTGCTTGTTCAACTAAATTTAAATTTTCTTGCATCCGCTTCGCCTTGTCCATTTGTTCTTGCTGCTCGGTTTTTGCCTTATCATCTTGCAATTTCTTTTCCTCATCAAATTGTTTCTTAATCATTTCAAGAACCTTTTTTGAATCAGATATTTTATATTTTTCAGATATTTCGGCATACCTTCTATCAATTTCAAAAATTGACAAACCCGTCTCTTCACGCAATAATTGTTCGGATAAATTATATTCCTTTTGTTTATTAAGCATTGATGCAAACATCTTTGCATTTTCATTGGCTAAATTTTTACCGCCAGTTGTTGCCTTATGTGCTGCATCAAATTTAGCATTTGCACCTTTGACATCACCTAACTTTTTTTCTAATCCCAATGCATGAGTCATATCATCATTGGCAATCTTAACTAATTTATTAACTTCTTTTTGTGCCTCGGCTACATTCTTTTGTGATGTGGCTACCTGTTTACCTGCAAAATCTCCTGCCATGCCTAAAGTAAAATAACTTTCGGTACCTGCTAAAATTGCATTACCGATTGTTTGCCAAAAGCCTACCTCTGCCGCTTCACCACTTGCTATTTTTGCACTTTGTTCGGCTGCCTTTGCAAATAATACTTGTGCTCTTGTCTTGTATTGCAACATCTCCAAATAAACCGGAACATCCTTTGCCATTCTTCGCTCGGCTACATTTATATCATCGGTCTTCCCAATTGTTTCACCTGCCGTTTCATTATATATTTTCAAGGCTTCCTTCTTGCTGATGACTCCTTTTTTATATAAATCAATGGCATTGTTGGCTTCGTAGTATTTGGCTTGTGCATCACCAACGGCTTTGGTTACCTCCTCTTGAGCCATCTTATATGCTCGTGTCTTGTCCGATGTCCCCATCACCGCATCACTAACGGCTTCCCAATTCGCAGCAAGTAACCCGATTAGAACCACCGCAGCACCAATACCAGTAGCAACTAATGCAGTTTTAAAAGTGCCCATTGATTGTGCCGCACCAATGACTTGAGTTTTAACTGCACCCATAGCATCCTTTAACCCACCCAATGCGTTGAATCCTTGTGCCAATGCCATCAACCCTTGCAATTTAGCAATGGCCTTTGTGGCATTTTCACTCTCAACTCCGAATGCTGCCATCGCACCTTGTAACCCTGCACCAATACTAACTAAACCACCCATCAAATTAGCCACACCTTTAAACTTTTCATCCGGGTTCATCGCATCAATGGCAAGTTGAGTGGCACCGATTTCATCACTTAACTCGGCCGCTCTTTTTGCTGCTGCGATAAATTTCGGGTCAGTTGTGCCAACCGTCTCGGCTAACATTTGAGCCTCTTGAGTCGCTTGTCTTAATTGTGACTTCAGTGATTTTGTACCTTCCTTACCTGCTTTATCCCCTGCCTTTTCCGTGTTGACAAAAGATTGCTTCACCTTGTCAAGGGATGCGTTCATATCGGCAACATTAGTCCGAATAGAATCGGCCATCTTCTTGTCGGTCTTTTCGATTGATGCGGCAAAGTCATTCATCATCTTGCCGACACTTTCCAATGCCTTTTGCAACGGTGTTATGGTTGCATTTAAGGATATATTTAAAACTTTACCTGCCATTGTTATATATAATTATTACCAGTCTTTTGTTGCTGCTTTTATTTCATTGTATAGTTCCGTGTCGATTTTCTCGTTCCGCTTATTGCTCTCTTCGGTTTCCCATTGGAATGGCCACAACTCTTTAATTGATATAGACTTCGAACAATGCGGTTGAATAAGTAGGGCCGTTTGAAATCGTACAATGGCCATGTCCTCACGAATTTTGGTATCCCTGCCTTCGGTGTAGTTTGACCACTCACGGAAAGTAAAGTTATACAACTCGTTTTGTTTGACATTGTAGTATCCTGCACTTACTTCTAACTTGTCCCAATCAATTGTTACTTCTTTTTGGTCATCGGTTTCGGCTTCGTTGCTTCCACCTGGTTGCCGTTTGGGAGTGCGTCAGTTAGGGCCTTTTGTAGCATTGGTATATCACCCATCCCTAATGATTCTTCAAAGTCGGTAAAGGTTATATCAGCACCACCACTTATGACCGCCTCGTGGCAGGTCTTTAGTAATGATCCAAATTTGCCTTGATTCAAATCTTCAATCACCTGCGTAATGGTAATGCCATGATTTTCATCAAGTCTTCTAAATGTGCCTAAAGTCAACTTCAGTTGATAGGTTTTTTTGTTGATTGTTATTTGTGCCATTGTTATTTATTTGAGGCGAAATTTAATAAAAAAAGGTGACATTGCTGCCACCCTTTATATATATGAACGAATCAATGATTAGGGGTTCGTGATTTCGGTGATAGTGCCAGTCAATTGGAAATTGCAAGTGAACTCAACATTGCCTTCAACCTCACTTGACAAAGACAAATCGGTGATATAGGCATCGCTTTCAAATCTTTTCTTTGCGGTGGTTGTATCACCCCATTTCAAAGTGACGGTAGTGCGTGATGTTTGGACTGAAAACAAGTCGCTTGTGCCGAAAGCAGCAGCATCATCAAAGATTCCTTTGAAATCAATCTTGCCGCTCAATTTAGATTCAGCAAATTCGCTCCATCCGCCTGAATCTTTGTTGGTCACCTCACGGGTAGCCATTGAAATTGATATACCTGCTGATGTTCCGTATGCGATGGCATCGGCATCAACATATACTTTTACGAGTGTTCCGTTAATTTTGCTCATTGTGTTGCAATTTTAATTAGTTAGGTTTATAATTTATTTAATGATTAAACATTAGTACCTGCTTCATCATCTCGTTGCTCAACCTTTTTGCCTTTACCTTTTGTTTCGGCTTTGGCAATCTCCTTGACAACATCTTTAATGCTAACTGCATTGAGCAATTTAGCCGATGGGTTAGCGGTTAGGTCAGCATCGGTTTCATAAGTGCAACCGATTGGTAATTCACGGCCTTGAGAGTTCTTCACACCGGGGCCAATAATTTTGTAATATTTCATTTTAGTTTTTAATTAGGTTAGTAATACTGGGTTCATTCTAAATGTAAAATCAATTTGCTTTGCATACATACCAGTCTCATAGGATTGAAAGTCAAAGGTGTTATCCGATTCCGTGTCAAACATACAAGATTCCCATGCACAATCTTGAATAGGATTGAAAGCATCCCCACCTGTTCCGGTATAGTCCAAATCGAATCGCAGGTAATTGGCAATGGTGTCGGCATCTGCTGCCGTGGTTGCGTAACAAGTAAATTGGATTCGGTAGGTGTCCATGTCGGATGGCCCTGATTTGCTTCGGCCAGTTGGTAACTGACTGACTACCTCCATTAGTATATATTTATCATGCATCGGGTTTGATTCACCCCTGCCCATAAATAAGTTACCTCCCACATAGTTATATGCTTGTGTGCCACTTGCAAGTGCGTAGTATATATGTTGTAGTATTGCCGTCATGATTTATTCCAATTTCTTTCTATTTCATCCCCTAAATTTTTCATTATCTCATTGGCTGCTGCCTCCTTAAATTGTTCAAAGACTCGTTTTTCAATGAACCTACCATCCACCCTTTCCTTTGTTGCCATTTTGGATGACCTTTTACCGCTTCCTTTTCTTGTCTTGAAACCTAATTCAATTAAGTGAGCATGGCTACCTTGACCACCTCCGGTTGAATATCTCGCACCGATAGTGATGCCATTTGAATAATGTCTTTTTACAAAGCCGTACGAGTCAGCCAACCGACCAGTACGCATAGGTAACTGAACGACGATAGCATCAAGCATCTTTTGAGCAGCAGGGCCGATGGCTACCTGCACCTGCTTGTTGTTAACTGCGATGGCCTTTAATGACTTTTTAATCATGGCCAATTCCTTCATCATCCCCATTTATTGTCCCTCCTCAATTAATGTTGCGAATACTCGTGAATATCTACCTCGTTGTAGTGATGTGTCCTCAATTACCCCATCAATTCGATATACTTTATTCTCATAAGAAAAGGCCCAATTACCCCGAATATTAGGCACATCTTTGGTGTTGATGACAAACTCAACGGCTGCTTCACTTTGAGGCACACCGCTTCGCATTGATGTCATTGCGTTCTTGTTAATCAACCTTGCCCGAATGTTACCGTTGTTGGTATAAGTGGTAATGAGATTACCATTATTATTATTGCTTGATAACTGCAACACACTGACAATCTTATCGAATAAACCGCTATTCATTTAAAACAATTTGATTTTATTGTTATCCAATAATGCCTTAATGTGGAAAGGTAATTCAGCACTAATTGATGTGCCAGTCACCACAATATCTCTATTGTTATAAAAGTGACCTGCAAGTATCATTGCTGCGTGTTTTATTTGACCTGATGACTCATTATTGGGTTCAATGCTGCAAGTAATTTTAGCAATTGAATCATCACTTGTGGTTGGGATTGAATCAAATTTAAACCCAACTAATTCATCCATCTTTATATATGTAGGTGTCTCATTTATTTGAGTTGCACCGTCATCCTTGTAGAACGATATGAAAAGTTGTGTCACATCAATTCCGGTTCTCGCAAATTTAAAAGGTATCCAAAAGATACCATCAGTTGGTACTTCATACCAATCTATAATATATTGTTTTGTTTGTGGTTCACTAAAGATTTGATTGCAATAGTCTTGAATATATGCACTTGCACTCGCAATCAGTTGGTCAATGAAATTGTCATCATCATTGAATGAGATGTTAAGATACTTCTTAACCTCCGTTGTGTCGCAAAGGTTATATGCTTGTATAGAGTCAAGTCGATATCCTAAATTTTGCCTATATGGTTGAATTCGATTCATTTTAGTTTTAAAAAAAGAGGCGGCTTTTTACCACCGCCCCCACATCAAATATAAATTAACACAAACAATTAAACGTCACGAGCATCCTTGATGGCAGCGAATGCACCTGCTTGTTCAAGTCCAATGTCATAGTAAGCGTTCACGATAACTTTGTTCAAGTTAGATTCGGCTAAACTGAATGGATCGATAACAAGGTCAAGGCCACCCCATTGTGCAACTTTTACTTTGCTGAAATCACCGAAGATGATTGCGTGACAATCGGATGAAGAACCTTTGGTCAATCCGCTTGGTGCGTTGTTAGATGCTACTAATTTGTAACCTGCGATAGTGTTGTTTTGGTTTACTGGCACACCATTGGTTCCGGTGAATTGTTCAGTAACTAACAATTTGGATGCGATAGTTGGAGTGGTCAAGAATCCATTACCAACTGCATTGGCAGCACTAACGGTCTTAATCAAGTCAACTATTTTGGCATAGGTCGGAGCGCCTCCGTTTGTTCCCATAGCAACATTACCGATACCGGATGTGGCAATGATACCAGTCGGCTCATTTGACCCACCACCTTTTGCTACGGCTTTCTCAAGCAATGTGGCTTGTGCGTTCATCAACATATCCATCACCATTGCATCAGCAACATCAGGGCTTTGAATGGCAAGAGTTTTAGATACTTTAATGAACACGGCCAAACGCTTTGGAGACAATAACAATTGGTCAAGTGTTGGAGTTTCATCGGATGCAGCACCAGTCTCGGTTAACCATGCACCAGTAACTGCACCTTCTTTTGGAGCGGAATAGTTACCAGTTAAGCCTGTCATTGGGGCAATACCCAACTGACTCATAAAGGTCTTGTTCCAAAGGTATTGGATATAAGATTTAACATCAGTTTGCACACCGTAACCACCTGCGTTGTTAGTACCTGCGGTCATGGCCCTTTTTTGTACCATTGCATCAAGTGCTTTCATTGGCACACCGATACCTTTCACCACACCACCAAATGAACGAGCCTCGGCTTTGGCTTCATCGTGCATTTCGGCTTCGAATCCGCTCAAAGAGGTACGGCTTTCAATGGCTGACATAACCTTTTGAAAAGAGAATGATTTGGCAATCTCTCTTTGCTCTGCGGTTAAGCCATCATTTTTGGCAACGGGTTTGAATTGTGAATTTTTGAATGAACGCTCAAGCACTTCAATTTCGCTTGTGAGTTTTTCGATTTGAGTGTTTAACTCATTCATTCGTGCGATTTGAATTTCGCTGCGGGTTTCGGCATTTACAAGACCTTCCATCTCGGATGCAAGAGTTGCCCGTGACTCTTTTAGGGTTTGGAGTTTTTCCATGTTTTAAATTAGAATTTTGATTTTAATATATTGAACTTACTACGAGCCACGAGTGCCGTATCAATTCCGTTGTTGGTTGGTGCAGGTTTGCTCTGCTTTGAATTTTTAATCTCATCCATTATGCTGCTTCTCATTGCTTCGGCTTCAGTATCTTCATAAGCAGGATAAGTAACTGGTGACACATCGAATAACTGCGACACACTTATAATTTCACGAGTGCAGGTTTCTTTGCCATTGATGGTCTCTTCAGTCCATTTGGAGTCACCGATGATGAAACCAAATGATGACTGCGTGATGTCACCTCGTTGCATCAACTTATATAAATCATTGTGCGTGTTGATAGTTAAATCAAGTCGGCACTCATAATAAAGACCTTTCTCATCCACACCATACTTCAAAGTTTGCAATCCGCTTTCATAAGCACCTCGTGTGTTGTTGCCACGGCCCAATACATATTCACTCTCGTGGTCAAATAAGCATCGAACATCATTGGTTAACACATTGTCGAATGCACCCGGCAATATCACCTCATAATAGTCGCAATCACCATAACTCATTAACAATGTCATTGAGTTGAATAATGCAGCATATCCTTTTATATATACCTCATTTGGAGTGGCAGGGTCAATGGCCCTTATTTCAAGGTTGCTGATATACCTGCCTCTATGTTGTATTTTGTTCTTCATTTTAGTTTACTGGTGTTGGTTGGTTTGGATCAGTTGGTGGATGTATAGTCCCATCAGGTTCGATGATGGCCATGTTTGCAGGGATAAATCTACGGTCACCACCTTGCACCGCATTCATCCACTCTTCCCATCTTATTTCATTGGTAGTTATCGCACCAATGTAAGTCATCTCTTTATAATAGGTCGCTCTTGCTGCCATGTCACCACGAGTTAACTCGTTAGTGTGGGCATATACAAATACATTGTTGATTCGTTGTTCAACGGTCAAAAGTTTCAATGTAAATTCATCCTCTAACTTTGTCACCCACGGCATCAATGTGTCGGTAACATAGGCGATGTTCTCTTGCTCAATGTTGCTGAATGTTGAACCCGACATATCTTGAATCTTGTGCAATGGGATACGAAACCAACGAGCCACATCTTGAACATTGAATTTTTTTGTCTCAAGGAGTTGATAGTCCTCAAGATTTAACTTTATGGCATTGGCCTTTGTTCCTTCCTCCAATACCTTCCACCTTTGACTACCTTGAGCACCTTGCATCGCAGCATTAAACGAGTTCTCAAGATTAGTCCGTGCTTGGTCAGTTAATGCACCCGGGTATTCAATTGTCCCACCCAAATTGCTTCCATTCTTGAATGTATCATTGCCCAACTTTTGAGCGGACAATGCACCTCCAAATGAGTTAGCACCATACTGAATTACTGACATTCCGGTAATGCCGTTTAATGTCATCCCACGCAAATGAATAATCTCGGTCGCAGCATATACCCCTGCAGGGACATTCATAAAGCCGACACTATTGGTAATTCTATAACCTATCTCATTGGCCTCATTAATCATTACCTGCACATTGACATAAGGGATATAATAAAGTGCCATCGGCCTACCAAAGTCATCTCGTTTGATATAGGCAAAGCCGTCACCATTGAGCATAGCACTTTGAATAAGTGATTGCTTCAGCACATAAGATGGCACACCTGATGATGATGCCATATATATTGCCCACCATTGTGGCAATTGTCTTTGTTCCTCACGGCTTCTACCCGGTATCTCTTTGTAAATGCTGAAAGGAATCTTACCAATGTCCTCGGCAATGTTCCGCACCGCAGCAAAGACTGCTGATATAGTTAGGGCCGTGGATGCAGTAACCTGCTGACCGCTATCGGATTCGTAACCATAAATTGAAAATGGTACGGTGTAGTTAACTGGTAGCGACCGCTTTTGCAACAAACCACGAAAGCCGCTTGTGATGCGGCTAACGAGTCCTTTTGAATTTTTAGAATTGGGATAATCACCCATGCGGTGCAATTATATAGCACCATTGAGGTAACAAATTTAATGATTATTTCACCCCTCGCCACGAGATGTTCGCCACTATGGATGGCCATGACTGATGCCGACAATCTACCCCAATTCGCTTCATTTCCTCCATGATTATCTTGTGTGCTTTGGGTCGGCTGATGTTCTCTTGATTTGAAACTTTCAGCACCGCCTCATGCAGGTGTACCACCGATGTTAACTTCAGCACTTGTTTGACATTATTGTCAAGTGGTGGTGTTGCCTTTATCTCATCAAGCAGGTTCATTTTATTTGTGGTTTGGTCATAAGAAATGATTGCATCTTACTTTGAGATTCAACTTCCTTTTGCTTTGACTTCGAAACATTTAAAAAGTTTTGTCGGCTTCGTGGCATTAATCCAAACTTATCCGCAAACACTACCCACCTATCAATAGTGGTGCGATAAATTTCAAGCCACGGCGATGCCTTTTCGACTCCGTGTGAGTTAAAAAAAGTTGGGTTTTCATACAACTTTTTATTTGCCTCTTGTGCTTGAGCATACAACATTACCATCTCTCTAAATGCGATAATGTCAGCAAATGTAACAACACCCATTTGATTAATGATGTCCCGATGCTCGTTCCACACTTCAATTTGAAATGAGTTAAAATCTTTGGGTGCTTCACCAATTTCGGTTTTGTCTAACTTGAGGTCATTCCTATCGGAGTGATTTGGGTCGAATGTTCCTCGTTGTTTTTTGATTTCATCGGTGTAGGTTAGGTCTCTTCTGCGTGTCATTGAGTTTAAATTTTAATGATTCCTCTTGTTTCGTATATAGATTTTTTTGGTGCGGATATAGTTGCAGCATCAGTCATGTATTGGCCATACGCCATTATCAAAGCAATGACCGCATCAATCTTAAACTTTGCACTATTGCGAATAATCTTTGGCATATCATTGACCCTTTTGATTTGAGCATTGGATAGCATCCATCGGAAGACTGGGTCGGGTTCGTGGATGATAGTTCCATTCTTGATGTCGGCTTCAAGCGATGCGGTTGGTGCTGCCATATTGTGAACATTTTGAGCATAGTGTTGGCACCGGATACCTTCCTTCTCAAGATGCAAAATAAGTTGATGTGCAAACATTCGGTCATAAGCCAATGATTGAAAGTTAGGTAATGCTTTAATCTCTTTTAATATCTCGGCTTCGATTAAATCCGAATCCATGATGTTGCCATCCGTCACCCGAATGAAACCATCATTTGCCCATTGCATAATGTTCGGGTCATACTTGTCGGCCATCTCACGGATGTTGTCGGATGCTGCCCATTTAATTGTTCGAAAATAGAACAATTTGTTGTTCGAATCGAAGAATATCAAAGCCAATGCACTAAAGTCCTTTGATTGTGCTAAATCTAATCCACCCCAACAAGGTAGTTCTTTTATCTTATCCCAATCAATTTGCTGCTCACACTTCATAAATGCAGCATCATCTATCCACCCATCAGCACCAAACACCCACACATTCAAATCAAGTTGCTGAAATGCGTGTGCTTTGCTTTGACTGATTGATGCTTCCACAAATTCGCTTCGCATATACTCAAGCGACTTTGCACCGTTGATGTTTAGATTTGGGTTGGCTTTCATCCAAATGCTTTCATCTTGCCAGTTGTCATCCTTATCAATGGTGTAGATTAGGGTAAACCAGTTGTCATCTTTGATAATGCCTCGGAGCACATCGGTTGAATATTTGTGGTGTTCGTAACATATCCTATCCATTCGCCTTCCTGCCGTAGTGATTTCAAATATAAGTGGTTGCGACCTTGCCGATGTGGATGTGGTTACAATGTCAACGATGCCCCGATTTGGATGTTCATGGAGTTCATCAATGATGGCACAATGCGTATTTAACCCTGACAACTTATCACTATTCGATGCAAGTGTGGTAATCACTCCACTTGACTTATCCGCAAATGCCACCGCTTTACTTAACACTTCAATGAATTCGCTCAAGTGTTCGTTTTGCCTCACCATAGATTTTACCTCATCAAACACAATGGATGCTTGTTTTCTTGATGTGGCTGCACAATATACCTCGGGGCCACCTTCTTGATCCGCAATGAATGTTGCCAATGCGACTACGGCTGCAATGGTTGACTTGCCATTCTTCCGTGGTATTTCAATGTAAACTTTGCGAAACCTTCTAACCCATTGACCATCTCTAAACTCAAGCCATCCGAATATAGATGCCACCATAAATTGTTGCCACGGCTGCAGGATGATGTAGTTACCTGCTGACTTTCCTTTGCTCAACTTTAATGAGTGTGCAAACAAGATATAATAGTCTGCAAGTTCCTCGCTGAATTTAAACATATCCGATGGCAATAATTCTAAATCGGTGAGGTGCCGGGTACAAGCAAGTCGGACAAATTCACAAGCCACCACTTTGCCCGACACCACATCT